CGATTACGTTTTGTAGAGAAGGAAAGTTGGCTTTGACTAAAGAGATGTAATCTTCGATTGTCACAGCTCTGCCAAGATTGGTAAATCCTCTTACTGCATTATAACGGATTGAGTCTGTATCTTCTGCGAATGCGCCACCGAAAGAACTACCAGTATAGAAAATACTAAAAGTGTTTGCAGCATAACCATCAGCAGATTGATAGGTAGAGAAGTTAGAAATTCCGTTTCCATCAAATCCAGATGATTGTCTATAAGTTACAACTGCTACTTGTCCTGCTGATGGCTTTTTACCAACAACATTATTACCAAATGTTATCTTGTATTTGAAATCTTCAGCAGCTTCTACGAAATAAATCTTATCCGTTCCATCTAAACCATATAGATCTTCAGCACGATTCCATGTTTCTGATGTAAAGTCAGTAATAGATGGTCTAATCTCCAATACGATTGAAGAAGTATCTAGCGTGTTCGATGTTAGTTTTAGTTCAGTTGTTTCTGTTCCGATTTGAAACACTTCTGTTTTATTAGTGCCTTCATAGAACATTACATTTGAAAAATAATAATTGTTTGCTCTGCTTAGTAGAACGGGTTCCATAGAAGAATAATAGTAGGTAAATCCTTCTGGATCTATTCCTTTAATAGTAAAGTATTGTGGAATAGCAACTGAATCTGGGGTGTCTGTTGGTGCTGCTGAGATATCTATACCAATTCTCGAAGAGCTGCGCGATCTAGGTGTATAGTTTAGTTCTTTGGCGTGCGAAACGACTGACTCGCGCATCTGCGCGGTGTCAAGAAACATTTCGCTTCCAATCATGTTAAGATAAATCGCATTGTGATAGGTATTATATGCAAGAATATCTAAAAGAACAGAAAGATTAGACGCTTCAAAGTCATAATCTTGGAATCTTGATTGTGATTGTAGGTATTCTTTTAGGCTTTGCTTGTAAGTAGCAAAGTCTAACTGAGTATTATTAATGAAACCTTCGGTTGCCATTTTATCTTATCCTGTCTATAAAGAATTGTACTGTTCCTGTTTGGTTTGTGTTTCTTAATGAGAATACTATATCGATGTAATACGTCTGACTATACTCTTCTGGAACTACATCAATAGTTTTAATGTCTGCTCTTGGTTCATAAGTTCTAATATTTTCTTCAATTATCTGCCTCAATGTCATTGTTATCATAGGCGACATTGGCTCGAACAACAAAGCATTTATGCCAGCACCAAATCTAGGATCTAGTAATCTTTCGTATTTTTCTGTCATAATCAAATTCTTGATGGCTCGTTTTACAGCATCCAGTTCAGTTAGGCGCACAACGTCGCCAGTCATAGCATTCAGACTAAAGTTAGTACTCAAATCGCTATAAATCGGTTCTGGTTTTATTGGTTTTTGTTTTCTAAACGACATTGATTACTCCAGCGTGCAATTGTATTTAGTAGCGTTTAAGAACCGAGTTTGTAAGTCTTTTCTTTCACATCATCAAGAACACGCGGATCTCCAGCGTTCTGTCTGATTTGTTTTGCCGTCATTTTAATGTCACCGCGATTAGCCATGAACGTATCGCCTGCCACATCTAAATTAAAGTCACCACCGACTTTCCAATTTACATCGCCGACAGTATCAATATTTGCATCACCGTTTGTCGAGATATTGGCATCACCCATAACAGTAATGTTTATGTTACCGCCGACGAACAATTCGCCATTCGCATATGTGATAAGCTGAATACCATTCTGTCCCCGAATGACAATCGACTTGTCTTGATGAATGGTAATAAACGCGCCATTCTTATGCTGAATGTTAATTCGCTCAGAACCTTCTGTATCATCTAGCTCGATAAAATGACCAGTATTAGATTTTACCAAGATATTCTTACTGTATTGAGCACCAAATCTACTTGGTATTTCTTTAATAGTTACACCACCAGCACATTCTGCTGTAACTCTTGTTCTATCTTTCCAATCAGATATGGGAGTCGGTGACGTTGGTCGCTCTTCTGGCAAGAATGTATCTGGAAAACCAACTTGAGCATTACCTAGCATATCAAGAGCAGAAACAGCCCTAGCATACTTTTTAATTATTGCTTCACTTACTGGAATGTCATCTGGAAGTTTTGCTACTGCTGAAATACCAGCGATGCTTATTTTATTATTAATGATGCTATCAAGGTCATCAAGATAACTTGTAAAATTAGAAACAGCGTCCAACGCACCGCCGAACGATGCTCCGAGACCAGAAGTTATATCTTCAAGAGCGGAGTTAATATCACCCAGTTGACTCACAGCACCGATGATTGCTATGTTTTCTGGTTTTATACCATTTTTGATTAAGTCTCCAAGTTCTTGTGTTGCTCTTGTAGATACAGCTTCAATGGTATCTATTGGACTAATCTTGAGATCTAACGCGATAGTCGTGTTAGCGTCAAACTTTATCAGATCTTTAGCACTTGATATTAAATTAGGCATTTCGTTTCCATGTTACAGATTCTTTAACCAAGATGGCGCGGTCATGCGAGTGGTATCAGATCCCCACACCATTGGTTCGCCAACGACATCTACGTGAGTTCTTCCTGGAGCCATATATCCAGGACCATGTCCTATACCCTTGGCGCCAACTGCTCTTGCTTCTTTTAAGAATTTTTTAATTGCTTCTAAGCCACTAGCGTCGCTAGAGAATACTTGTTGCGTTCCTCTTTGTTTAGGATTCGCTGGATCTGGATAGTACAAATCAAAATCTGCAGCGTTACCATAATCATGTCTCTTACTAGCTCCCTTAGGACGATTATCTGGAGTCTGACCACCAGAAGTAACAACAACAAACAAATTAGATTTGACTGCAGCAGTCTCGAGGACTTGTTTTAGCCTAGAAGAAATAGGATAAATTCTTATTGCAGCAACAGTTCCTTGCAGCTCAAGGACTCTGACTGTTTTATTTTCTGAAGCGACAACTCGCGAAACTGGTTCTTCGTAAGTCTCTCCACCACGTACACCCTCTGGGGCTTCTGAAACAGATTTCGTTCCAGATTTCTTTTGACTATCAACAAAGTCACTACCAGTAACTGCACCGCTAATTGTACCGAGAATGCATGGTTGTTGTGCTTCTTCGCCATCTAAGAAAAAACCAATCACCATCTGGCCAGATTTAATTTTTGCTGTTCCGCCATTTAGAACAGGTGCCCACGGTAGTTGTTCCACTTCAAGACCAGCCTTCGGGTGAAATCCTACTGCTCGAACGCGCACACGACCGAGCTTTAATGGATCTGAAGAGGTATCTTCGGCGACTCCGAAGAACCATACAAAATTAGGATAGGGGTTTCTCATATTAGGATGCTGTGCTCGTGTTGTCTTTGCTTTCTGTTAATACATCTTGTTCATAAGAATCTTTATGCAAGTCTATAATTGTTTGAAAGATATTACCTTTTACATTGTGTTTTATACCTGTAACAAGATAAGAACCTGTTAATCTTCTTGTATATCCCGTCTCACCAGATTGCTTTGGTATTTCTATGTAAATAATATCTCCTGGTTTTATTTCAGGATTGCCATATACTTCAATTGTGACTTTGTTCTGTTCGAATAAAGCTCTTTGCGCAGAATCATAAGGATATTTGCTATCCATATAATCTGTTCTATCCCAAGCCTTCTCTGAAAAAACTATCTTACTTGCTGGGGTAAAATCATAAACATCTGGCGGTGGCGCATCTTTGTTAGCATAACCTTTTTTGGTAAACACTTCTTTCTCAATATCAAACGCGTCAAAGTCACCCGTAGAAAGTATCAAATCGCGATATTCTGTATTAGAATATTCGTATGCATATTTACCATTATCATTACCAATAGTTCTATTTAACAAATCAATATAAACTATTTCACTGGAATGAACTCCATTTTCCATTAGCTTAAAGTAATCAGAATTATTGTGTTGTGTTAAATATAGGATTCTATAATAGTCTTTCTTTGGGTCAGAATTACGAGAGTCTCCGCTGGCAGGTTTTTTATCTGGTAAAAATGTATAGGGATTATTAGTAGCAAAATCCAAATATTCTTTTTTGGTCATATCACCAATTGTTCTTAACTTAAAACCCTCAATATCTTCATAAAAGAAATATGTACTATCTTTAGTTTCTCTTGTGCTTCGGCGCAACATATTTGTAATTGCGTCAAATGGAGCGACTTGCTTAAATATTGTCGGAGTGTCTAAGGCATTTTCTGTGGGAATCCAACCAATAGTATCTTCGCCTATACTTTTTGTGTCAGATGTAAATCTTTTTGTTACAATGTCTTTTATAATATCGCTTGGTGTTTTTCCAGCTTCATAAACCTCAGTGAATGGCCAAGCGTTAGAAACACCAGCAAAAGTAAAAGCAGTAATGTCATAGACGCGCTCATTTGGTGTCAGCGATTGAATCGAACTATCAATGTTAGTAACATAAAATGTTTTTCTAATTTTAGCAGATTCTGGATGATCTGGATCCCTAAACAAAACCAGTTCTAATATACTTCCTAATCTTAGGACAGATTTGTCAATCAATTGCGCTGAATCTCGTATAGATAATTCTAATGACATGCTGTATCTTAATAATGACTGTCGTAGACTAAAATTGTCAACAAATCCATTTATTGATTTTGCTTCTGAGTTTTCTCTGTCCTTGAGCATCAAAGAAAAATAAAATTGATTTATTGAGTCTTTGTTAAGTTGTATGAACTGACCCTTCTGAGCGAAATAATTTGGGCTTCCTGCTGGCATATATTATCCTAAACTTTTTTCTAATTCGTACGCGAGTTGTTCTGCTAAAGAGTTAGGAATCAACTGAATGTTTCTACGACGTTCATTCAATGTTATTTCTTTATCATAACCATAAACTGGCGTTAGGTATTCTGGCGCAATATTATTTTGCTGATAATAACTAAAGGTGTCAAGAGTAGTTATATCATAATCATCATAGATATTTTTATATTCCACGATGGTTTGTTGTGCCGATTGAATCGAGCCATATTTTTTAATTACATGCGCTTCCAGTTCTTGTGAGCTCAATGGCCATTCAAAATAAGGATCTGTAATTTGATTAGACAAATATACTAGCCAGACATAATCAATAGATTTATAATAGTTAAACGCAACTGTAGTCGGACGCTCTCCGTCTTTTACTTCATATGTGTAAAATGCAGTATCTCCAAGATTGAGATTTCCGATAAAAGAAGATTTGAGCATAATGTTTCTGACTAGAGTATCGTTATATCTAATCAGAGGAAAGTTTTTGAAATATTTGGTGGCCATATTATTGTGCCTCCAGCAATGCTGCTTGTTCAACTTGTACTGCAGCTGTTAAGTTGGCGTTAGCAGAATCTAATGCGCTTTGAGCCTTATCATAATTTAGCTGGTAGCCTGCGTTTGTTGTATTGTCCTGACCAGTTTCTAATAATGCTTCTGCGGCATCACGTGCACGTGTTAGTTTAGCTACTTCTTCTCTTAATTTTTTAACTTCCGCGACTGATGATTTTATTGCTTCATCATTGGCAATTTTTGCATCTTCTGTAGCAGCAGCTTCCGGAGTGTTCTCTGGCGCATTAGCAAGAGCACCCGATGGCAACATAGAGCTAGGACCCCCTTCAATAACTGATTTATCAAGTGGATATATTTCTTCAAAATCCATTGTAATGGTGACTGACTGTGGTGCACCATCAGCCATAAACGCATTAAATCCATTAGGAGAATAATCAATATCCAAACTAGTCATAACGCATCTACTAAACGAATACAAGAAACTAGTTCCAACAAATCCTAGTTCCCATTCAAAAGGAACATCAAGAATAAGTCGATCGGCGCTTGGATTTGGCAAAGACCAGTATCTTATGTGGTTTATAATGTCTCTTAGATTTTCAGATTCGCCTGAATCTTGTGGCTGAATTGTCCAAGAAAAATTAAACTTTCTTGGCACAACTTTTTCAAAGATAGCAGCACTAAATGGGTTAGGAATATTTCCAGCAAACTTTTGCGAAGCACCACCAACAGCAGCTCCCAATCCATTCAACAATGTTCTAATTAAGTAAGACGCATTTCCAGCCAATGAGTTAGCTAATGATGTACTATCTTTGAACCCTTCGGCGACATCCTGTCCAAATAAAGCACCTGCTGCTACCACCCCCATATCCGCTGTAGAATAAGACAGCCTTACAGAATCTTTAATTTTTTCAGGTAGCGGTAATCTTATTAGTGGACCAGAATCGGTGTAAGTTGTAAATTCAACTGCGGCAGTTTCTACTAATTTAGCTCTCAATAGTTTACCAACTCTTTCAATCTCTTTAGTTGCTTTGGCTCTTGCTGTTGCGCTAGTATCAGGAACTCTTGTAGTCGTTGGATTACCGTCGTCTCCCTTTACTTCGACCTCGACTTGGTCTGCAGCATTTCCGCCAAATATCGGCGGAATTTTAATTGGCTTTACTGGTCGCAAAACGAATCCAAGCTGAACAAGGTTGCTGTCATACAGCTGAATTGGTTTGCTGCATTGTGTTAAAGTTGTGGTCTGTTCCATGCTTTGAGAAACAGCAGGAGTTGTATTTGACATATAAATACCTTGTTGGTTATACTCTTTATTTAGGCGATAAAATGGCATGGAAAGGAAGATACACGGTCAAGAACCCAGCTAAATATAAGGGTGACCCGACTAAGGTTATTTATAGGTCAAGTTTAGAACTGAAGTTTATGAACTTTCTTGACACGCATTCTGATGTGCTTGAATGGAACTCAGAAGAAGTTGTAGTACCATATCGCTGTGTTACGGATAACAAAATGCATCGATACTTCGTGGACTTTTGGTTTAAGAAAAGAACACCAGATGGTAAGATAGAAAGTATCCTCGTTGAGATTAAGCCACTGGCTCAGACTCGCGAACCCAAGAAACAACAGAGAAGAACTAGACGCTATA